CATCATCAAAAAGATTTGTAGGAATTTTATGTGGTGTTTCTTTGTGTATTACTTTGTACGTGAATAGTTACTCTCATGGTGATATTAGACCATCAGACACTTTAGTAAATGCTGTAGCAATGCTTGCGTTTGGTTGTTTGGGTCTTACATCAACAGAAAAGATTTTTGGGAAAAAATCAGAAGAGAAAAAAGAAGAAACTCAAGAAGAAATTTGATTTTTCTGTTTGTATTGAGCCTTTTTAACTTGAGCCCTTCGTTTTACGGAGGGTTTTTTATATTCTTGCCTTTCTTGTAACTTTTGAATTTGTTTGGTTTTGTAAATTTTAAACTTGTAAATTTTAAGTGCTTGCTCTAAAGAGTTAGAATTTTTTACGTGTACTATTATCATAAATTTTTTGGGTTTTAAATATAAATAGTAAGAATTTTTTTAAATTTTGACAACCATTAATTTTTTTATTATGATTATAAAAAATAAACAAGAAAGATATGAAAAAATGAAAAAAGGAAAAACGTCAAAATTAAATGTTTTTGACGATGCAAAATGTTATTACGGTACGGTGGATTCAAAAGAATTAAAATCAATTTATTTAGTATTACAAACATGGATAGAACCAATAACAGATGATGAAAATTGGAATAAAATAACGGGATTAATAAAAAGACAAATATTACACACTCTTTTAGAGATACTTGATTTTAAAACATTTGAAAGAAAACAAATAGTTGACTTAGACCTAAGAACAAGTGGAATACAAAAAAATAAAAAAAGCTTTTTAAATTTAGAAATAACTTTATTTGTTCACGAAAAAAACATAGATTTTAAATCACTAATTTTAAGATCAAAAATTAAAAAAATAATAACTTCAATTTATCACGACGACTTAAAAAAATCAAAGTATTTTATATTAAGTAAGACTAAAAATAAAGAAACTCAATTAGCATAATATTTATCATAAAAAAGATTATGAAAATATTAGGACCAAACGATACAGGTAAGGGGATTTTAGTTGAGTGGGATGCAGGAATAATAAACCCAAACGAATATAGAAATAGCCAAGTGATTAAAGAATCATACGGACAACTTGACTATTCAAAACCATTTGTATTTTATGCGACTTTACAAAAATATGGTGTACCAAATAGAAACGGAAGGATATACCCAAAAAAAATTCTTGAGAGAGAGGCAGAAAAATATAAAGAAATGATTAATCGCGGTATGTCGATATCTGAACTTAACCACCCCGAATCTTCTTTAATTGATTTAGATAGGGTTGCTCATCTTATTACTGATGTATGGTGGGAAGATAATGTATTAATGGGTAAAATTAAATTGTTAACATCTCCTGGATTCCATGAAAGAGGTATTATTTCTTCTAAAGGTGATGTTGCCGCTAATATGATGAGACAAGGTGTTACAATGGGTGTTTCTTCTCGTGGTGTCGGGTCTTTAGTAAAAAAAGGGGAACAAAATGAAGTTCAAGATGATTTTGAATTAATTTGTTTTGATTTAGTTTCTTCACCATCAACACCAGGGGCATATCTTTATTTGAATAAAGAAGATAGACCTAAGTATGAAGAAAAACTTACAGAACATGAAAATTTAGAATTAACTTCAAATCCTTTATCAAAATCTGTTGACTTAATGAAAAGATTATCCGATTATTTGGGTAAATAAAAAATTAAATTATGGATGAAAAATATTTTGTTGCGAGAGTAACAACCGACATGGTCGACGAAAACACAGGAAAAGTAAAAAAAATTAAAGAAGAAAAATTAGTTAAAGCGTATTCACCAACAGATGTTGAAGCAAAAGTTACAAAGGCTTATGAAACTTATACAATGGATTGGAGAATTACTGCAATTGTAGAAAGTAAAATTGACGAAGTTATAGAATAAAATATAATTTTTCTAAAAAATTTAATTAGGGTGATCGTAAGGTCACCTTTTTTATTTTATACTAATTTCTAATAAAAAATAACTTTTTACTCTATTGCTATATTTATTAATAAATAAACGATTAGCGTAATGCAAATTTATTGAAGAATATGGAAAATAGTAAATCGATAGTTGAAAGTACCTTATTACAAATTAAGGCAGTTGAGGATGCTATCAGCGAAAACGCAAAAGGAATACTTGCTTCTACAATGAAGGAAGAAATCAGCGAACTTGTAAGAGAATCATTAGGTTCTAAAAAAAGAAGAATACGCGAACAAGAAGAAAACGAACCTGAAACAGATGTTGAGGTTGATGCAGAAGAGGGTCCTGAAGGAACAGAAGAGCCTGAAGAAATTGATGTCGATGTAGACGTTGATGATGAGGGTGAAGAACCTATGATGGGTCAAGAACCTATGATGGGTGATAATGAGATGCCTCCGTTAGATATGACTTCGGCACCTATGAGCGACGTACTTAAAGTATTTAAAGCGATGGGTGATCAAGACGGTATTATTGTTGCCAAAGATGAAGATGATTTTTATCTTAAAGATGGTGAGAATGAATACATTATCAGAACGGGAGCGGATGAAACAAATACTCAAACACAAATGGGACAACCAATGAAAGAGAGTGTTTTGTATGAATTAGTTTTGAATGAACAAGGAAGACCACAAGCAGACTTCAATGAAAATTTAGGATCATTCGGAAGAGACTTTAACGAAGAGTATCCTGAAATGGATGAACTTTATATGGGTGGAATCGGTGAACAAGGTAATGAAGAAAGAGAAGGTACTATCTATGAGTTAGAAATGGACGAACAAGGTGATTATGAAAATCCATACCCTAATGATGATGTTATTGTTCCTAGCGAATCTATCTACGAAGTAGACATGGACGAGTTGGCTGACGTTATGGAATCTTTCAAGGCAAAAGGTGTTGGGATGGGTAAACCTAAGTTTTCTTATGAAAAACAAAAAGGTGGATTTAAAGAAGACAGAAAATATTCTGGTAAATCATCATCTAAAGGACCTAAATTCAATTATTCTAAAATCAAACATGGTGTTACTGAAACTGAAATGGATGAAGAAGAATTTGAAGGATGGGAAAGAGAAGAAAACGAAGGTATGATGATGGAGCCTAAAGAAGCATCAAGAACTTTAGGTAACGGTAAGTATTGGGGTAGAAAAGGTTTACCAAAAGTAAGAACGGCTCCAAGACACCTTAAAGTTGAATCAGTTAATGAGGAATTAAGTTTATTGAAAGAAAAAAATGATGAGTATAAAAAGGCTTTAGATTTTTTCAGAACAAAACTTAATGAAGTTGCGGTTTTCAATTCTAACTTGGCTTATTCTACAAGATTGTTCACAGAACATTCAACTACAAAACAAGAAAAAATAAATATATTGAGAAGATTTGACGGTGTTGAATCTTTAAAAGAATCAAAAAACCTTTACCAATCAATCAAAAAAGAATTAGATGGAAATAGTAATGTTGGTGTAGTAACTGAATCTATTCAGAGAAAAGTTATTAAAACACCACAAACAGGTTCATCATCTAATTTGATTGAAAGTAAAACGTATGAGAATCCTCAATTTTTGAGAATGAAGGATTTAATGACAAAAATTAAATAAAAAATAAACTTTTTTAAAAACCTGTATATTTATATACAAAATAATAAAAAAATAAACTCTAATTAAAAAAATAAAAAAATGGGAGCATTATTAGAATCAGGTCTTGTTGGTAACATCGGTCTTAAGCACTTGAAAGTTATCAAAGAAGATACAATTAACAAATGGGATAGATTAGGATTCCTAGACGGTCTTAAAGGACACGTTAAAGAGAACATGGCACAGTTATATGAAAACCAAGCTTCTCACTTAATTAACGAAGCAGCATCTACTGACAGTTCAGGTTCATTTGAAACTGTTGTATTTCCTATCGTTAGAAGAGTATTCTCTAAATTGTTAGCAAATGATTTAGTATCTGTACAAGCAATGAACTTACCAATCGGTAAATTGTTCTACTTCGTACCTAAAATCCAAGGGTATAATACTGCGGATACTCCAGCAAATAATCACTATGCACCAATTGGTTCATCCAATTATAATGCGTCTCAAGGTACAGGTTATGATGGGGCTAACGCATATTCTAAAAATCTTTATGATTTATTTTATGAAGGTGCTGAGGCGGCATTAGATCCTCCAGGATTATTTGACTACTCTAAAGGCACATGGACTGCAGTTACTGCAACTACAGTTGTACAAGTTTGGTCAAATGGTAATTTAATTGACTCGTTGGCACCAACAGGTGTTCAAAGAAAAGTACTTATCAAAATGTGTGGTTTCTATAATAGTGGTGTTGGTAAATTAATTGGTCCTGATGGTTCAGAAATTGATAGTGAGACTTTCCTTTCTGATTTGAAAATCATTAAATCTTCAGGATTAGCAATTGCTGAAACTTCGGCATGTGCTGTTGGTACTGGACCATTATTGTTCAGAGTTGTTACACAACAATATGGTAAAGGTATCGTTTCTCCTACATCTACACAACAATCAACAACATTCCCTAACGGAAATGGTGGGTCTTATGACAATATTTGTTCACAAGACGGTTGTATCTATTTAGAAGTTGATTTATCATGTCCAGTATGCGCTGATTGTAACGCATCATCTTTAGATGGATACACAGGAGCAACTATCACTTCAGGTGCTTCAGGTACATCTTTTGTTGCTGTATTTAGAAGATACAAAGAATTAGAATTTGAAGATAAAATCGGTGAAGTTTCTTTTGACCTTGAGTCAGTTACTGTATCTGTTACTGAAAGAAAACTAAGAGCACAATGGTCACCTGAATTAGCACAAGACGTTTCTGCATTCCATAACATCGACGCTGAGGCTGAATTAACAGCATTATTGTCTGAGCAAGTGGCGGCAGAAATTGATAGAGAAATCTTGAGAGACCTTAGAAAAGGAGCAGCATGGAATTTAAGATGGGATTACAACGGATGGAGAAGAATTTCAGGAAACATGACTTACACTCAAAAAGATTGGAATCAAACTTTGATCACAGCAATCAACCAATTGTCAGCACAAATCCACAAATCTACATTGAGAGGTGGGGCTAACTGGATCGTTGTTTCTTCTGAAGTTTCGGCTATCTTTGATGACCTTGAGTACTTCCACGTATCTAACGCTTCTCCGGAGCAAGATCAGTACAACATGGGTATCGAAAGAGTTGGTACATTAGCAGGTCGTTACCAAGTGTATAGAGATCCATACTTCCCAGCTAACCAAATCCTAATCGGACACAAAGGATCATCTTTGTTAGATACAGG